CTGCTGCTGGTTGTGTAAGAGTATTGTGGCTTCGTCTTTCTGCTGAGGGATATGTCATTACTTCACCATCTCCTTACTCTTCCTGTTGCCGTATCCGTCAATCATTCGTGTGCCTTTGATCTTATCGTAGAATTTTTCATTAGTTTCCTGCCAAACATCTTCTTTTTTGTACGGAAACTTGAAACCTCTCACTCTGGTCACGAAATTCTCAACGGGTAAGAGGATGGCGGTGTCCCACTCATCAATGTGAAGGTCTAACATATAACCTTCGACATGCTTATCTAGATATTTATGGAAGCATATCTTAGGCATGTCTACTTTGCCTTTCATTAAATTTTGTACTGCCTTGATTCTTTTCTTTGGGTTCATGTAGTGTAAGTTAGCACCCACAAATTCTTTTCCTGGTAGTACCTTTACGACATAAACAAGAGGGAATGTGTCATAGTATGGGAGGTACTTTGAGATTGCTTCGTACTCAAACATATACAGGTGACCCTCCACAGGATAGCGCCTAAGGACGTTGCCGTCCCCGCCTGGTTCTGGGTCACCTGCCTGCTCCCTAAGCACCTTAGAGGGGTCTTTGCGGTACTCTGAGGCGATGCTAGCGACCTTGCCCCTGTACCAGTCGTATGACTTGCTCTCTCCTTCTGTTGCCTCTGTTATTCGCTCGAATATGGTTCGTGTTCCCTTATTCTTTTTTATATTATTTCTCTGTACTTCTGCGAATCCTGTTGCCATTGTTCTATACCTTTAAGTGATCTTCGGTGAGTATTTTGAATTTCATCTGCCTATCCTCACAGAAGTCCTCAGCGGCGTCCCACTTAGCGCGGTTCTTAATATAGGTTAGAACTTCTCTTTTCCAAGCAGCAGTTTTACGTTTTGGTTTCTCATTCGGTTTTTGAGTTTGTCTTTTGGGTTTAACTTCGATGACATACTTCTCATACTTACCAGATTTTGTCAGTATCTTGATGTAGAAATCTGGGTAGTAACGATGAACTCTACCATCGATAGGTGATCTGTATGGAATAATAATTTCTTCTGAACCCCACTCCACGATGCTTGAGGTATGGTCACAGAATATCATAAATTTCTTCTCCCACATAGACCTATAAATGATCCTTGTAGGGTTGCCACGATACTTCTTGGGATTAACTGGTTTGTATAACCCTGAGTATGCCATAAATATAAATATAGTTCACGCTTTTATTTATCGTGTCCAGAAGACTTAGCGAAGTTATAGAATCTATCGGGAAGCAGGGTGGTATTGCCTTGTCAACTGGATATAAGGTAGAGTTCGACTTCTCAAAAAGATCCACATCCGGTTTACAAGCAAATCTTAAAAAATGTTTGCCAGGTAATGCTAAATTTGATGAAGATGGATTTATATCACTGGCATGTAGTGAGGCACAACTACCAAGTATTTCATCTCAAACAGGAACTACTCAGGGATACTGGACTGGCGAAGGACAGGTAAACTTTGCCAATGGTAGAATTTTTACAGATACATCTCTAGGTTGGTATTGTGACAAAAATATGTCACCTATGAGATTTCTACAAACATGGCACGATTACATTTATATTGATTATGGTAATGATTTTGTTGGACCTTCCGGGACAGTGAATCCTACGCGAAGAAATAATACACAGGTACGATATCCAGAGCAATATCAGGCAACAATAAAAGTTACAAAACTAGATTTAGGTGATGAACCATCATTAGTAGTCACTATGGTTGATGCCTTCCCATATTCTATTGATGCCACACCTCTTTCATATGGGACAAGTCAACTTGTAAATGTAAGTGCAAACTTTTATTTCTCCAAATATTTTGTCGAATATGCTCCCAAAATTTAAACTTCAATTCCATAAAACCGGAAAAAAATTTTCCGGTATTTTTTTGTCTAAAAAGTCGAATACATAAATATAGGACTTGAGCAATATTATGGCATTACCAAAACCAGCAACACCTACTTACGAATTGACTTTACCGTCAACAGGAAAAATTATCAAATTTAGACCATTCCTAGTAAAAGAAGAGAAATTGCTTCTATTAGCAGATCAATCGGAAGACTTTAAACAAAAAAGACAAGCAATTAAAGATGTCATCAAAGCTTGTATTTTGAGTCGCATAAAAGTAGAAGAGTTGCCATATTTTGACCTAGAGTATATATTTTTACAACTTCGTGCTAGATCAGCGGAAGAATTTTTAGATTTGGAAATTACTTGTCGTGATGATGGCGAAACTAAGGTATCTCATCGCATTAACCTTTTAGAGGTTGAAGTTCAAGGAACGGAAGAAGAAAATCCCAACAAAATTATGTTATCTGAAAGTATGGGGGTTGTGTTAAATTATCCTAGTTTGGATGATTTTATCAATTTTGCTATGCTTGGAGAAACTCTAGATGAGACAAATGTTTACGATTATGTTGCATCTCGTATAGACCAAATTTTTGATGATGAAGAAGTTGTAGATGGTAATGAAGCCACAAAAAAAGATCTTCTTGAATGGGTAGATAATTTAACTTCGAAGCAACTTGCGAAAATTTCTTCGTTTTTCGAAAATTTACCAAAATTGCGTTATGAGTTTACAGTCACAAATCCTAGCACTGGTGTAGAATTAAAATACGCTTTGGAGGGTTTGAAAGATTTTTTCGTCCTTTGATGTCCTATAATAATCTAGAAAATTATTTTAGGACAAATTTTATGTTAATGGAGGAACATAAATATTCATTGACTGAAATTGAAAATATGATGCCGTTTGAGAGACAAATCTATGTTCTCTTGGTAAACGAATATATTAAGAAAAAAGAAGAAGAAATCAAAGCACGGGAACAGCAGCGGAGATGACACTAAAACGCTCGGGTATAAAATTAGTAACCTATAATGGTCGTATTCCGGGCGTCATTTACCTAGGAAAACCACGAACTGCTGCCAGCAGAATGGCTGCAGCATTTGATAAAATGCAACAAGAGGCACTTGCCTCTACTGCAGGAGATATATTAAAAGATTTACTGAAAACTGATAAAACGGCAAAAGAACTGGTTGCCAAAAATCCAGAATTGCCTCAAGCAATTGACCCAACCAAAATTAAGGTTATTAATAAGTCAACTGCTAGTGGTGATGGGTTAAAGTCAGTATTATCTAAAATAAACGTCGCATTTGGTGCAGCTGCATCAGCAAGAAGAAACTTTAAAGAGGCAGGTGGAGACCCTAAAAAATTAAGACGTGCTTATTTTTTCACCAAAACTCTGAAGTCTGAATTTGGTGGAGATTTAATACAACGCACAAAAGGTGCTTTTACTAATGTAAGAGATCCATTAACTGATGCCGGTAGTAGTTCAGCAGAACGTTTGACTGCAGCAATCAACAAAAACATTGCTGAACGACCACAAATGGTCAAACAACCTGAAATGTTTAGCACTGGTGAATATAGCAATGACGGATTTGCAAAAATTAGTGAATTTGCTGATAAGGCAAAAAATGCAATTTTAGGGTTAGAACCCGGATTTGTGGAAATTGGCAAAAATCAAGATTCTACAAAAAATTATATCACAAATTTAAACAAGTCATTATCACAAACAGTCAATAATATTGGCAGTTTTATTAAAAATAAAGATGCAACTAATGATGTTCAGTTAGATTTATTTAACGAACAAAGAAAAGAAGCTGCAAATGCAAAAAGAGATGCAGAAGAAGCAGCATCCGACTCACAGCAAGATGTAGCAGACACTTCAAGAGTTAGAGGAACAGGATTAGAGGTGAGTCCTTTAGGACTACCAAATATATTTGAAACTGCTCTAGATTTCGTGAGTGGTGATGATTTTATGCGAGATGGCAATAGACGTGCTGGTAGGGTAGGAAGACGTGGTGCTAGTAGATTTGCGAGGAGAACAGCACTTAAATTAGGTGGTAAAAAAGCAGCAAATTTGATAACTGGTAAAACAATAGTCAAATTTTTACGTCCTATCTTTAAGCGTATTCCTATTGTTGGTGGATTGATTGATTTTGTTGTGTCTCTCGCTTTAGGAGAACCAGTAGGTAGAGCAGCCGCAAAAGCAGTTGGTGCAACACTTGGTGGTGCTCTAGGAACTTTGGTTCCGATTCCTGGAGTTGGTACTGTTTTGGGTGGTATTGTTGGTGATTTAATTGGCGGTGCAGTTTATGATGCTGTTGCCGGAAAACCAGAAGAAGGAGAAGAAAAACTGTCTCAAGGTGGAGTTGTTGCTGGAGAGGCAGGTAACGAACTCATAGTACCACTGACATCAAAAAGAGGAAGATCTATAACATCCGGTCTAAAAGATGGTTCACCATTACCATTTGTGGGACCATTCCTATCTGCAGCTGCAGGTATTATTCGTAATCCAATGTATTCTGGGTTGATGGGTCCGCTAATCAACCCAATATTACAACCTTTATTATCAGAATATAATATTTCACCCAATCCTTCTGCTGGTAAGGAAATACAAGGAAATATGTTCCAAAAAGCTCAGGTAAAGGGCAAGCAGCAGGGTGGTGATATAACAACCAAGAAAAAGAAAAAGAATGCCTGGGAAAGATTTACTGATTGGTTAGGTGGTGCATGGAGAGGAATTACTAATTTCTTTACTGGTGGTGGAAATGATGATAGTATGAATACTGATGATACTGATGTAAGAATTACTGACCTGGGACCAAACAATCCGTTTTCTGGGTATAGTCCATTCGCAGCACCGGAACATGGCGAGTTAGTATTGTACAATATTCGTGAAATGGTAGAGATTTTGAAGAGAAATGGTGCTACTGATGAAGAAGCGATAAAGCTTGCTGCTGTAGGAATACATGAATCTGGTGGTGATCCAGATAATGATACTGACAAAAGTGGACTAGGTGCCAGGACAGGTGAATATTCAATCGGTTTATTCCAAATTAATTGGAACGTTCACAAAACTTGGTTAAAAACTGTAGGTATAGAAGACCCAGATCAACTAAGAGACCCAGACAATAATGCAAGAGCAGCAATTAAAATATTAAGAGACGCTGGTAGTATGATACCATGGGGAGCATGGCCAAAAGTTCAAGAGAAGGATTTAGAAGAAGCTAGAAGTGGACTTTCTGGTGGTGGTAACGATGTTATTACGCCACAATCATTACCAGTTGAACGTTCTGTTGCTCCAACTGTTCAAACAATGAGTATGGACTTGGACCAGGAGTTAGGTGTTAGTGGAATGACACCATCAATTGTGTTTGTACCATATGTTGTCCAAGTTCCAGTCCCAGTGGAGAATGATGAACCTACAGTTATAGTAGAAGAAGGATTTACATTAAAAGATTTATATTCCATGAAGTTGTCATAAATATCAAAGGGAGGTATTATCTATGGCAGCATCTACAATTAGTGTAACTCCCGCAGGTATGGGCGGTGGTGGCGGTGGAGATCCATTTAAAAAAATTGGTGGTCTATTAAAATCGGCACAAAAAAGAGCAATTCAGGGTAGAGATGCTGCTGATAGCGAGATTGATAGACTTAACGCAAAAATTGAATCTGATAAAGAATCTGGAGAAGGTGTAGACCAGGCAGATGTAGAGCAACTTAAGTATTTAAAGGGTCGTAGAGAACAAAAAGGATATTTTTTCAAGCAGGCGTTAGGTTTTTCTGCTACTGATAGGTTAAAAACTACATTAGGTAAGTTTCAACGAGATCCTGCTATAGAAAATGACCCAGCAGCATCTGAAAAGGAGAGATTTTTTGCAAAAACTGGAATAACTAGACCAGACATGCTACCCGACACTTCAAATAGGGAAGCGGGTGGAGATATGATGTCCTATATTGGTCAGGGATTCCAAGCAATTACTGACGCTATTAACAGAGTAGGAAAAAAATTAAAATCTGTATCTGCATCAACTGCTTCTGTTGCTTCTACAGTTAATAAGACTGTAAATTCTACAGAAACTCTTGGAAAATCTACTGAAGATCTTGCTGATGTAAGTAAAGTAGAAACTGACTTAAAACAAAAAGAATTAGATAACTATAAAGACGCCCAGGAAGATGCTCAAGTTGAAGCAGAAGCATCTTCTAGAAGAGGTATTCTTGACGTTGCAAGGAGTATCAATGTAAAGGAAGTAGGATTAGGTGCTGCTAAAGGAATAGGTGGTAGATTACTTGGTGGACTTGGTTCTATTGGAGGTAAATTCTTAAAGAGGAGGGGAAGAAGAGGAAGAACTGCTTATCCGGGTGAAATTGGTCCACTGCCAATGAACTCACGCGAACCATGGGCAAAAGCTGGCCCTGGTGAGATGGGCAATTCTGCTGGATTTGTTCCTAGACTATCTCAAGGTGGCATTATACAACCAAAAATGCTAACTAATCCCACAAAGATTAGTTCAAAATCATTTGCTGCAATTCCAACAGAAAGACCGGAAGGAAAAAAACTATTATCTGGTACAAAAAGAGACTCAGATAACATGGGTAAGATGTTTGCTTTGGGTCCAATTATATCTGGTGGTATGACATTTGCCACAATGGGTATGTTAGCAAATGCAAATCCGTTGATTGGTGCTGTATTGAACACAGCAAGACCTGTGTTGGAGCCAATTGCTGAGGCATTCGGTTTCCCACCAAGTATCTTGAATGTTTTGCTTGGTAGAAAACCTTCTGGTGATGCTAAAGAAAATGAGAGACCACAGAGACCACCACGACCACGACCACCAGGTCCACCACCAGGTCCACCCAGAAATGACCCTACTTCTGAGGATTTACCTTTCTCGCCATCTCCTGATGCAACTCAAGTAGAAAAAATAAAAGAACAAAAATTAAGTTCTCAGGATATTAAGCAAAATTTTGGAATGAAAACCAATGATACGTTTAATTTTAGCATTCCTGGTGGTGGAAATTATAAAGCATATAAAACAACAAACGGATTTGAAATATTCAGGTATGGTGGATTGGGTTCTTTATTTGGAAGAGACCAAAGGATAGATACGAGTGGAGGAAAAAATGCCAGGGTAGTTCAAGCATTGATAGAAGAGGGTAATAGACGTGTTGGTAGACAATCTTCCGCCAATCCATTAGTTCCTACTAATTCCGGTATTAAATTAAAACGTAGTCAAGGAAGTCAAGAAACAGGTAGTGGATTTTCACCAGTTGGTTTACAAGACAGAAATAGAAGACCTCTCGTGTTTAGTCAACCTGCAGGAAATGCATTTGTAAAAATGTATAATGACGCTAATGGTGCTATTAAAGGTAGTGATATTACCAGTACAAAAAGATCACAGAGAAAAAATGATACTGTTGGTGGGGCTGCAGGTAGTTTGCATTTAAGAGGCATGGCAATGGATGTTCAGGGTGATTCGCAAACTTGGATTAAGCAACATGGTTCTAAATATGGTTGGGTTTATGCTCCTTATCCAGGACAACAACATGAAGGGCACTTCATTTACGATCCTAAGTTGAGGTCATCCAGCGAAACACAAACTCAAACAAATGCTAGAATTGCTCCCACGCCAACTGGAAAATCACTTCCTGGTTCTATTTCTCCTAGTGAAACGATAGCTATGGCACCTCCCATTGCCAAACCGGTAGGAACTCCTACCATAACAGGAGACTCTTCTTCATACCCAGTAAGTTCAAATAAATTAAATATTCTTTTCAACCCAGCATTTACCTAAATTATGTCAGTAAAGAATTTTACACCAAAATACGTTCAAATTCAACCTGCTAGTGGTGATATTAGAGATGTAACTTCTATTACAACTCTTTTCCAATACTACGAAGATATTGATGAACCATTTGTAAAAGCATCATTACAGTTAGTTGATGGTGGCGAAAACGTTATTAGAACTTTACCAATACAAGGTGGTGAAGTTGTACGCATTGGAATGGAATGTAATAATAATAATGGTGACAAAACAGATGTTGAATATATTTTTCGCATATGGAAAATATACGATAGATTATTTGATAGAAACACACAAATTTATAGAATTGCTCTCGTTACAGACTCTGCATTTGTTAATGAGTATCAACATGTAAATAAAAGATTATCTGGAAAGGGAAGTGAAATTGTTGAAGATTTACTTAAAAATTATTTAAAAGTTCCTAGCGGCAGGATATTTATTGAAACAACAGGTAATGGTCACGTTTTATTTCCAGCAAGGAGAAAACCAACAAACATTATAAAAGACTTACAAAGAAAATCTATTTCGATTAAGGGATATAATAACTCAAAAATTGCAAATAAACAGACAAAAAATACTACAAAGGCACAAACTGAGGATGATGATAATAGCACCATATTAAAGGGTAGTGCTGGGTATATGTTTTATCAAAATAGAAATGGATTTAATTTCAAATCGATAGATAATCTTTGTGATGATGGGGGAGCATTTGATGGTAATAAAGTTATTGCTGAATATGTCTCCAGACCCATGAGTGATATAAATGACCCAAATAATTTTAATGTTATAGAAGGATATTCATTCAAAACTGAGATAGATCTTCTTGATAAAATGAGGAGAGGTGTATATACGAGTAAGGTTATATTATACAATATTTCTAATGGTAAAACTGAAGAATATATCTATAGATTAGACGAATCTTTTCCTACCATGGCGCAGTTAGGTAGTCAATCAAAACTACCAAAATATGCCACATCAGATAATGATTCTGCTATTCTGCCTCCATCTAGAGTTATATCTTTAGTAGTTGACCATGAAACGTGGAATCCAAATCCATCTGTTGCGGATCCTGAGGAAGGAGGGACACCACAATTTCCAGATTCATCTAAATATACAATTGTTCAAAGCATAGCAAGAAGACATTCATTAGATTTTCAAAAATTAGAAATACGAATACCTGGTAATTTTGAGCTTACCGTAGGAGAAAAAATTAAAATAAAATTACCAAACTTAGTCGCTGGAAAAAATAGAGAAAAAGAACCTTGGGATAATGAAGCCAGTGGTAATTATTTAATTGGCAAATTATCCCATAATTTTTTATATGCTAACGAACAAGGACAGAAATTTGAAACCGTTTTGGAACTTATTCGTGATACATATGGTATGAAGGAAGACCCTAGCAGCATCGGCAATGATTGATCCAATCCTCTCTAATGTAATACCCACATTCAATATTGGTAACGACGGATTCAGTTGGTGGATAGGTCAAGTAGAAAATGTTACTGATGTAAAGTTAAATGGTGGTAGAGTAAAAGTAAGAATTGTAGGCGTACATAACAAAGAAGGTGATGTGACATCTACAGATGACCTTCCATGGTGTCATGTGATGTTGCCGACAAATGTTCCTTACCAAAGTGGTGGTTCTAAAGGTGCTCACAATTTAGAGGTTGGGTGTTGGGTTGCTGGATTTTACTTAGATCCAGAGTGCCAAAAACCTATCATCATGGGTAGTATTGGTCATGTACCAGGAACTACTTTTATTGAGCCTAATAATTTAAAACCTGGATTAACGAGTTTAGGATTTGAACAGGTAAGACCTATTGATATTAAACCAACTACTGATAGACTAAAAGAAACTATAGAGGGTAAAAATCCAGATGGTTCTAATGCAGATGCTGGTGGTGCTGCCGCTAAACAACAAGGTGGCGTTTCAGCATTGACAGCTTTGAATGAAGAGAGAACTGAAACTAATCCAACTGGTTCAAAGCAATGTATTAAGAAAGCGGATGCAAAGTGCGATGCCAAGAGTTTTGGTAGAGAAGTTAGAAAAATTATTGGAGATTTATTAAAAGTAAATCAACAATCTGGAGGAAAAATCGGCACTTTTTATGTTGGTAAGGCAAATGGTTTATTATATAATGCACAGACACTGCCAAGAAAATACATTTCAAAATTAACTCGATTAGTCTCAGCTTTGTCGTTAAGAGTCAAAAAAGAAATTGTATTTGGCATTAGGCAAGGTATTGAGGAACTAGTTAAATTAATTATGGGTGTTAAGAGTGCTAAGGATGTAAAAGAAAAGGCAACAGATAAAGCCAAAAATCCTAAAGAGTCTTATGTTCCAAATGCACCTCACGGTAATTTTTTAAAGGAGGTAATTAAAACTTTTAATGAGTTACTAGGAAATCTTGGTTGTTCTTTTACAAAAACACTAGATGACCTAATTAAATATATTATTGATTTAGTTATGGAGTATCTGCAAGATGCTTTCAGTGCTGCAACATGCTTGATTGATGATGTTACTTCTAAGATTGTTAGATTCCTTGAAAGTTCTTATGAATCTCTTATTAGTACAGTTCTTGGTCCGATACAAGATTTATTAGGTGAAGCAGGTAGTTTCCTCGATTTAATTGGTGGAGTTGTTAACAGAGTGCTCACTTTCCTGAACATCAGTTGTACAGGTCTCGATAATGATTGCAACAAAGATAAAAATATTTGTAGTGATGGGTCGGATGGTGAAGATGATGAAGATGATGAAGAAGAGGAAGATGATGAGGGATTTTTCACTAAATTAATTAATGCAATTGTGGAAGCAGAGCAAGCATCAGATGAGTTCCTAGACGATGCTATAGATGAAATTGAAACTGGTAGTTTAACTGGAAAAAAATTAAATGGAAATTTACCTCGTGGCGTTTGTAACGATGCAAGGAAAAGAAATAAAAGAAAATCTACCAAGGTTAAATTTATTGGTGGTGTAATTAATCAACCAATAAAAAATAATTTTAAGGCATCAACTACATTTATTCCAGATATTCCCCTAGAGACACCAAATTATCCTCAATTTTCTGACTTACCCCAACCAACAATTTCTAATTTTGGACTTAATACAGATAATTACACTGAGTACACCGTTACTGCTCAAGAAGATCTTATTCTAGAGGGCGAAGTTGCAAGATTTGATGTTGTTGGACCTGTAAGAAATAGTGTTTTAGAAGTTCAAATTGATTCTTCAACTGATATTCCGCAAGAATCTGTTGTAACATTTGAAGAGTGTGTTATAAATTCAGCAGATGGAACTGCTGTAGGATTAACGGTACAGGTTTCTAGGGATATTGATGGTGTCCCCACTATCAATATTTTAAGTGGTGGAACTGGATATTTGAAAAATATGAGATTTTCTATTGATGGATCTAAAGCTGGTGGAACTAGTGGTCAAGATGATATTGCATTTACTGTTACTTTAGTTGGTAGAGAACTAGATTTTAAAATTTTTGGTGATGTTTTTGAAAAAGGTATTATCGATTCAGAAATATACTCTGAATTTGGTAAATTTACATACACAGAGCCAGTAACTTTCACTTTCCAAACAATGGAAACAAATGCTTCACAACCATCAAGCATTGGATTTGAACTAGTTCAACAAAGAGCAGCAGATTCTATCATAATCTGGAGAGATGACCCAAGAAATTTATCAGACACTGATGCAAATGATCCTGTTAATACGGTAACAGTAACTACAGAAAAATCAATTTATACTGAAGGTTCGGTAATATTCTTTGATGTTGAAACTAGTGGTTATGCAGATGGTACGAAATTCAGTTTCTCGATATTTGGTAGTGTCACGGAAAATGATTATGACATCTATTTGTTAGGAGAAGAAAAGAAATTTGAAATTAACGATTCTTCTGGGCAGGTTGTTGTTGTAACAAATATTGATTTTATCAGTGAAGGTCAGGAAAGCATGACATTTTTAGTTTATGAAGAGGATAATTTAGAGAGACCTTTGGCATCAACGACCGTTTTAATTGTGGACCGCAATGAATCAGAAATTAACGATGAGGAAGAGGAAGAAGTGTTTAGATTATCTCAAGACACAACAAATGCTCAACTTGAGGCATTTTTAAATTCTCAAAATACAACTGTGTCTAGAGATTTTGCTGATGAAATTATCTCATTGCCTGCTGATTTAGGATCGTTACCTCCAGTACCTCTACCTGAAGACGAACCTTTAGAATTTTTACCCCCCGTTGCAGGAACACCAATAGTTGATGAAGACGGTTCAATCATTAGTATTCCTATTGATTTTCCTGGAAACAGGACTTATCAAGTTGCACCACAGGTTGCAATATCTGGTGATGGATATGGAGCAGCAGGTATTGTTTTACTGGATAATGATGGACTCCCAAGTGAAATTAGAGTGACTAGAATTGGAGTTGGATATGTTCCAAATTTACCAGACGATAATAATTTAAATTGTATCATAGATTCCTTTACTATTATTAGACCAGGATTTGGATATAGTTCTCCACCTACAATTTTTGTGGATGGCGATCCTAATATTGCTGAGGCAATTGTTAATGATGACGGATATCTTAGTGGTGTCAGAGTGTTAAATAGGAGTAAGGCTTATAAAACAATACCTGACATTGTAGTTTCTGGTGGTGGAGGAACTTCTGGATTTGTATTACCAAATCTTGTATGTCTATCGCAACCTGAACTGGAAGAGAAAGGATATGTGAAGATAGGTACAGGTAAATATATTGATTGCCCATGACATTTTATTCTCATCATAACAGAGCAACATCTGCTAAAGATACAGCACCTATATCAGAACCTACTGATGGTAGGATAGATATTGCCAAGAAATTTTGTACCGGTAAAGTAGATATTATGGGTCAGCACCTTGGATATCTAATAGGTGCTTATTCGAATAAAGATGGGTCTGGAGGACTATTCATAACTGATGGTACATCTGCTTTTCATATCGACTCCTTAAATAATATACACATAAAAACTGGTGCTACCGATGCTGATGGACCTGGTGGTGGTAAATTACAACTTGGTGCTGAGAGACTTCTAGCAGAGTTTAGTGAGTATGCTCTAGAAGTTGGACCTGTAGATGATAAAAGTTCTCCCGACAAAACAGGAACAAAGGAGGAAAAGGTATCTGCATACAGTATTCAGGTCTATGGTAATGCTGATATAAATTGCACTGATGGTGATCTCAAACTAGGTGGAAAGAACATTCTACTTGATGCGAAAGATGTTGTCAAGATAACTGCAGGAACTCAAGTACAAATCGAAGCAGGTGATGGCGGCGGTAGAATTGACATGATTGCTAATGAATTAAATTCTAATACCAGTAGCACTACATTTAATCAAACAGGCGCATTTTATATTGAAGGTGCAGAAGAAATTATTTTTAATCAAAAAGTTAAAGTTGATCCAACTCAAGAAAAAATTTCTGTAGTAACCCCAGGTTCATCTTTGGTTGCAAATAGTATAGGTGGATCTACTAGTATGTTCCTCGGTAATAATAAAGTAACTAGCGTCGGAAATACTCAAACAGAAGCATATAAGTTCTTGACGACTTCAATTGGTGGTGATGCTCAGGTATCTGTTGGACCACTCTCCTCTTCTACTGTTGCACAACTAAGTATGGTTGCCGTTGGATCTCCAACACCAACGTCAAGAGATACATTTGCGTTTGGAATTGTTTCTGGTGGTTCTGTCGGAACTTCTTTTGGTGTTACTGGTATGGATGTTAATTTAGCATCTGCTGGAACAATCACTTCGTATGCTACATCAATTGTCGATAATATTGGTTCAGTAATTCTCTTGAACTAGGGGCTTGACAGACCTCAGAAAAGGTGCTACCATAGCTATGTCCGAGAATGAAACACATGAAGCTTAAAGAGACTAAGAGAACATTTGTTGTGAAGTCCGGTGATACTTGGGAATGGGTAGAGACACCTGAGTTTGAAGCAGCAATCGCTAAATACTGGCAAACTGTGAAGGAGAATGAGGTATGAAAGATCAATATGTTATTGATGACGGCGAAAACAAACAAGACAAATGGAATCGCGGTCTAGACCTATTCATTGAATCTGTACTTAAACCAGACCCAGCATTACGTCAATGCGCTCATAATCAAAAATGTTATCATGAATTGATGGATGTTCGAACACAAGTTTTGGAACACCTAAACAGTATGAGGTGGCACTGAATAAACTGGCACACACCCCCTTGCGGTCCTGGTCTGGGGGTGTTATAGTACCTAGGTAATCAACGCATAACACATATGACTTCTATTTTCGACGCTATGTGCGATATTCCCCTTGCTAAAGAAGGAGAGGAAGAACTTGAGTCTGTTGTTGTCAATCCGGATGATATGACTATTACCTTGACTAGCGACAAGGGAGATGTCAAGGTAATTCAATGTGATTCGCAAGACGAACTTAATGAGTTTGGTATGGCGATGCGCCTTGAGTTGTATCATAAAGGATATGACACCCAGACCACTTCTGAAGCAGTTCTCGTACAAAACTGATGACTTACGAAGCAGAAGTACAATTCAAATTCGATGCTACCTACACTCATGATTATAGTCGTGGGTTTGGTTCTACTATTGGTGATGATGACTTCATTCCCGAAGAGCATTACCTGATTACAGCGCCAGCAGCAGACCTTAACTGCAAACAGTATTTCAAACTATTTGAGAAGTTCATGCTCTGTGTTGGTATGGCACCCTGTTCTATTCGTTCTGGTGCTATGTCATTGGTATTCAATGATATGGTGACTGAAGAAGAACAACGCAAAGTGTGTAAAGAGTATGAACTCACTATGGATGAGGACCTGGAGAAGAAATACCAGGACTTCAAAGAGCGTGATGCTCAATGGGAAAAATTGAATGCCCATTATGAGAATAACTTTGGTAGTGAACCCAAGATTAAAGATGACTGACGAACAAATCAAAATGCTCCGTTGTCTCATCCGAGATGAGATTAAACGTGACCAGATTGATGGATTTGAGCACGGACATTGGGGATGGGTAGAGAAGCACCTAAATGAAGGATGGAAAGAATTTCAGGAGAGTTTTAACAAATGAGTATTCCACATTTCAAATCCCAACATGACTGGGAAGCATTTACCCAAATCTTTGATAGTCAGTGGCATTGTAAGAAAGCATTGCTAGATCGTGTCAAGGATGATATGCTCCCTGGTTATAACTGGGATCAACTTCAACCACATACAGTGGAAATTATCAATGACATCGTAACAAATCTCCTGTATGATGTAGATCGTAAGTTCAAAGAAACACACCAAGACTATAAGACTGAGGATGATGACATCTTCATTCCTTATCGTTCATTCAAAGAGAATGTAGCAGAAGCACTCAAAGAAGCAATGCCATGTGCTCTCGAAAAACACAATCAGGAAGTTCTTGCTAAACTAGACAGAAAGAGTAGTGTCACAACCCCCCTAGACGGGGACCACTAAATACCTTATATTACTAAGGTAATCGAGACAGACCCATGACGACGCCCAACTGGCAACACCACTCTAAAAAAGACCAGAAGCGTCGTCTGAAACCTCAGGCGTTGCGTCAGGCAAAGGCACGACGCCAAGCACTTAAACGCAAGCTTCTGTCGCCTATTGGTTAAGGCCCTCTGCTTATAACGGAGTGAAAAGGGTTCAATTCCCTTCAGAAGCACTCGCTCCTTTAGCAATCTGGTGAATGCAGCGAACTCATAATTCGCCTGAGGCGTGTTCGATCCACGCAAGGAGCACCTAGGAGGATTGGCAGAGCGGTTAATGCAGCGGTTTGCTAAACCGTGAGGGTAACACCTCCGTTGGTTCGAATCCAACATCCTCCGCTTCGGGTTTGTAACTCAATGGTAGAGTACCGGGCTTTTAACCTGTTAGTTGTGGGTTCGAGTCCCACCAAACCCACTAGACAATCCACTGCCTCTATGGTATGATTGTCTCATCAAGCGGTCCCTTCGTCTAGTGGCCTAGGACACCTCCCTTTCACGGAGGCGACACGGGTTCGACTCCCGTAGGGACTATTGACAATCCACTGCCTCTATGGTATGATTGTCTCATCGGGAGATTAGCTCAGTTGGTTAGAGCGCACGACTGATAATCGTGAGGTGCCAGGTTCGAGTCCTGGATTTCCCACCTAGCGAGTATGGTGGAATCGGTAGACACACCAGACTTAAAATCTGTTGAGCATTACGCTCGTGGGAGTTCAAGTCTCCCTACTCGCATCCACACATAAATACAAATGTGTGGAAATCACCAAAATGGAATATCAACTTTCTCAATCTTACGCTTTCTATATGGGAACCGTAGTGAGAATGTATTTCATTCAAGGTATGCCATATACCTTTGATGAGTTACCAACACTAGTTCAAGATCATCCAGCAGTCCAAACGGAAGCGTTAGCGGGGAAGGATTGGGATGATGAAGAACTATACTTGGCATCTAGTTACCTAGTAACTGAAGGTTGCCACACGTTGATGTTTGATATTCCTATTAATAATCCTGAGTTGCTGCCAAAAGATGACTGAACTTGAAGAACTTGAACATTTGCTAGAAGGGCAGTTTGATAATCGAACACAAGCACTTTCTAATCCTAGTAGGTTTGCCTATATTCGGGTAACCCATATTCCTATGGGCAATGGCAAGTTCTATGGTGAGCAAGCTTATAACTATAAACTTGACAAACCTTATCGTCAGTTTGTTATTCTACCTGTTCAACGACAAGATGGTAGAATTGAGATTCAAAACTTTGAA